GTCTTCTTCAACTTGTAGCTTATGGTGCTCAGGATGTTTATTTAACTGGTAATCCTCAAATTACCTTTTTCAAAGTTGTATATCGTCGTCATACTAACTTCGCTATTGAAGCTATCCAACAAACTTTCAACGGAAATCCAGGATATGGCAACCGTGTAACTTGCCAAATATCTCGCAATGGTGATTTAATCCACCGCATGTATTTAACAGTTGATATGTCGGAAGAAACCAGTCAAGTGTGCAGTTATTTTGGCTTACGTCTCATTGATTACGTGGAGCTTGAAATCGGTGGCCAAAAGATTGACAAACAATATTCCCACTGGATGTATGTATGGAATGAATTATCATTACCTAAATCCAAAAGTGAAGGCTATAAGAAAATGGTTGGTGGTGGTGGTGGTTTATTAAGTAGTAGTCCCAATGATCAATTATATATACCTCTTGAATTCTGGTTCTGCCGCAATGTAGGTTTAGCTCTTCCATTAATTGCTCTTCAATATCACGAAGTCAAAGTAAACATCTTATTTCAAACCTCAGAAAAATGCCAAGGTAGTAGCGATGCTCTCCAAAGACCATTAGGTGCTTCATCTCTATGGGTTGATTATATCTTCCTTGACACTGATGAACGTAGACGTTTTGCTCAATTATCGCATGAATATTTAATTGAACAATTACAATTCACCGGTACTGAATCTGTATCTGGATCACAAGCTAAACCAAAATTATCCTTCAATCATCCTTGCAAGGAATTATACTGGTTTGTTGAATCACTAGGTACTACTAATTATGTCAATAATAATAATTGGCATGATTACGCAATAACAGATAATACCAATCCAATTTTAAATGCCAAATTAGTATTAAACGGAAATGATCGATTTTCTGAACGTCCCGGTTCTTATTTCAATTTAATACAACCATATCAACATCACGAAAATGTACCAAATAATAATGCTGGAATCAATGTTTATTCATTTGCTCTTAAACCAGAAGAACATCAACCAAGTGGCACCCTCAATATGTCTCGTATTGACACCGCTGTACTAAACTTAAAATTAAGTTTAGTCACCAACAATACATCATTATTACATGTATATGCTGTCAACTACAACGTTCTCCGCATATTATCTGGTATGGGTGGTCTCGCTTATTCCAATTAAATATTACGATATTATTTTTCTTCATATTATAATAATAGTTTGTGTATAATAATATCTTCTTTTTTTTTCTCCACTAATAGTATAAAGAATATAGCGTAAATGGGTGGTGGTCTTCTTCAACTAGTAGCTTATGGTGCTCAGGATGTTTATTTAACCGGTAATCCTCAAATTACCTTTTTCAAAGTTGTATATCGTCGTCATACTAACTTCGCTATTGAAGCTATCCAACAAACTCCAACCGGAAGTAATTCGTTAGGTTCCCGTGCTAGTTTCCAAATAACTCGTAACGGTGATTTAATCCATCGTGTATATTTCAATGGTAAAATCATAAATAAAAATGCTAATGATGGTAATGATCATAATGTCGCCCTTGTACCAAACTTTGGTCAAAAATTATTAAAAACTGTTGAATTAGAAATTGGTGGTCAACGTATTGATAAACATTATTCTGAATGGCTATACATCTGGAATGAATTATCTTTACCGATGGGCAAACGCTCTGGTTATAATACTATGGTTTGCGCAAACGATAGTAATTTATGTACTAAATTAGCAGGAGATACTAGTTACGAATTATATGTACCTCTTGAATTCTGGTTCTGTCGCAATGTAGGTTTAGCTCTTCCATTAATCGCCCTTCAATATCACGAAGTTAAAATCAACATTGAATACGAATCTGCTGATAACTTAGTAGATACCCATGTTTCTAACTTATGTACAGATGAAGAAGATGATAAGGAAACTCTTGGCCTAAACGAGGCTGTTTGCACCAACGGTAATCAACGTTCAGATAATTATGGAATTGCCTTCGGTTTAGCACATGATGGTTCTGGAATTGCCACAGATGCCACTCCTAAATTCGCATCCGGTTCTAATATTTTATTAAGTGATGCTAATTTATGGGTTGACTATGTTTTCCTGGATACTGATGAACGCAGACGCTTTGCCCAATTATCTCACGAATACCTAATTGAACAATTACAATTCACTGGTACCGATACCATGTCTAAATCTTCTTCTGCTGACACCATGAAACCAGTTAGACTTAACTTTAACCACCCATGCAAAGAACTTGTTTGGGCTGTTAAACGTGATTCAAATGGTGCAAAAAAACAATACCCATTCTGGAACAACTTTTCAACTGCTGAAAGCACAGATGATACCAAACTTGGTGCTAATGATTACAATAGCTCTAAAAATCCTACTATGCAAGCGAAAATTATGCTTAACGGCAATGATCGTTTTGCTACTCGCAAAGGTGATTATTTCTCACTTGTTCAACCTTACCAACATCACGAAAATACTCCTAATGACACCCACAAAGGTATCAATGTATATTCTTTCGCTCTTAAACCAGAAGAGCACCAACCAAGTGGCACTCTCAACATGTCTCGCATTGATACCGCGGTATTATCCCTATCGTCTCATGTAGATGGTACTATCCACGTATATGCGGTCAACTACAACGTTCTCCGTATCTTATCTGGTATGGGTGGTCTCGCCTATTCCAATTAAAAAATAAATTATATTATTTTTATACATTTTTTATATTAAACCATTCAAGTATATTCTCATCATTTATATTAACGTTATCTTCAATAAGTACCATAATATCAAATAATTTTTTAGATAACAAATATGATATTTCTTGTATATAATTATTTAATCCGACATTTCTTTCATTATAGCAATAATCTATTTTATTATATATGATATCAATGCATTTATTATTAAGTTTTTTGATATAATAGCTAAGTCGGGATTCATATTGACTCATTTTATCATCTTTGTATCTTAAAATATCTGGCTTCAAAATCTTAATCAAATATGATTCAACCATATCACAATTATAATTATTAATTTTGTCTTCAATTAGCATATTAAAATTAGTGTTTTCTTTAACAAGACTATTACATTGTTTAGATGATTCGGATAGTTTTTTTAAAGCGCAAAAATCATTATTTAGATACCGCATAATGTTACCATTAAAATCTTCAACAAACACGTTGTTCATAATGTTATTAAAAGTATATTTATATATATTATCAATTTTTATATAAAAATTGAATATTATCTTTTATATTTATTAAGTTAAAAATGAGGTGTTATAGTTGTAATAAGAAATTGAATACTTTGGAAGGATTAACAAACAAATGCAAATGTGGCAACCATTATTGTAGTAAACATTTATTCTATACAGAACACGATTGTACTTTTGATTATATTGTTGATTACAAAAATAAGGCAACAAGTAATATTGTTGACTTAACAAATAAGGTAATCAAAATTTAAAAATGAGTACATAATTTTATTTTTATAAACTTTGTAAAACTTTCTATATTTTATAAATTATGTACTCAAATTATTTAATAAAAAATTGATATAAGAATATTGTTATGAAGTCGTATTATAAATGAATGACTTAAAAAGAGCAGAGCTTTTTCAAAAAGCAGGAGATATTCTAATAGATAAATTTAGTGATACTAATTATTGTAATATTCCGGAAAAATATAAGTATCTATATAATATTTATATCCCATTGTCATCTGGAAACAAAAGAAAAATTAAAGAGTAATTATTTTATATTGACTGATTTCTTTTTTGCTGTTTTTTAGTAGCAGGTTTCTTTTTCGCAGGTTTATTAACACATGATTTACAATATTCAAGTAAATTTAAAAAATTAATAATACTATTATCTTGTTTTCTAACCATTTATTCTAATTAATCATCAGAAATAATAATACTATCAAGATAAGGATTAAGAATTTCATTAACAATAAATTCTGGCTTAAACTCATCATAATTCATGAAGATTTTTAGGAGTTGTTCAGAAAATCCTGAAACCATTGCTGTACCCTCTGTATCACAATTAACAGGAAATGTTCCTTTATTATCCGAATTGAGATTCCAGAATACAAACTTGGGTGCCGTATAACCACTTTTTTTATATTTTCTAATAATATTTTGATAAATTGTTTCTAATTCATCTGAACCATCTGATGCTTCATTAAATTGCATATCAGTAAACACAAAGAGTTTCTTGGGCATTTCACTATCGGGAATATTATATTTAATACCATAGCTGATAATAGCTTCACAGCATTTAACAAAATCTGTGCTAAAGCCATAACTTACATTTATCATTGAGTTAAGTGATTCAAACAAACTAGGTTCATTATATTCCAATGTTACAAGTTCTGGTTCTTCGCTAAATGTAATAAATTTGTTTTTAAATAAACCATTACAACATTGTGATGTAAGAATACCGAGAGAAACAGCTACTTGCGCGGGAATACTGCCATTTCTTGCCCCAAACATTGAACCAGACAAATCTACAATTGCTAATGAATTATTAAAGTTACCAGATTTTTTAACATTTTCTAGAATTGTTTTCCACTGCAACTCAATAGTTTCATTTGGTCCATAATCATCATTATGTCGTGTATCAATATAATATTTAGACAATTCGTGGGGCAAAATACCTGTTACTTTGATTTCCGCTTTACCACTTCTAACATCCGCCAGATATTTGAGATATCTTTCTTCATCGTGTTTCATAAAGACATTAAGTAATTTCTTTGATGCTACACCAGGAACTGCTTGATATTTAATATCGCCCCATTTTCCACTACACATTAGTGTCTCAACAATATTAATTTTTTTTCTAAGAGGAACAATAATTTCTTTACGATATTTTTCCATTCGCTTATCATCATCAAGACCATAAATTTCTGTTGCAACACGTTTAGCCATATGCTTTCGTTTATCATTTCTATCTTTTTCACTAGGAGCCCATTTGGCACACAGAGAAACACTATTATTATCTTTAAATAATAGCTTATCTTTCAATAGTTTGTTTGAAAACAATTTCATTTCATAATTTTTATTTAGAGTATTAGAATTATGATAATACGTAATATAAAGTAAATCCTTCCAGCATCCATATTTATCTATATAATTCATTAGATTATCACAATATGTGGCAAACTTGTATGTTCGTAGCCATAACATTGCTTGATTAGCGACTTTCTTTTCTTTTTTTCCATTTACTCTATCGCGTCCATTGAAAATGATTGCGATGGTTTTTTTAGGGTCATCTTTCCAACACTTTTCAAGATATTCGTAGCTAACTTTTTTATTTAAATCACGAACAAACAACATGAAATAATCAACGATATTGCTTCCTGTTGTTTTAAGAGATATAGCTCCATTTGTAGTGTAAGACATTATTCAAAGTAATGTATTATATAAAAATAATCTTATATCAATTTTTTATTATTTACTTAGCACCCCCGGCAGCCGCGGCAGCAGCAGCAGCAAGTTTACTTGCAGATGGGGGGAAGTGATGGGATATGAGTTTTTGAAGGATAAAATAGTTGATTTCTTCTTTGGCATCGACGTTTAAAATTTTGCGTAGCTTTTCATCAGGAAGGATGAAACGTTTGTTTTCTGGTTTGTTAAGGTTATGTTCTTTGATATAGGAATTGATAAAGCGAGTGATATCAGTGCGAGATTTTTCTGTACCGCATGGTTCGCCAATAAATTCACAGAGTTCATCAGATATCTTGTTAGGCTTAGCAAAACCAGAAGGAGAGTTTTTAGCATTTTGACGCTTCTTTTGTACCTTGTCAAGGATTTTTTGTTGTTTATCCCATTCTTTACTAAATACTTTAAGTTGTCCTTGAAGTTCTTTACCCATGGTTACAAAGGCATTGACTTTTTCTACAATGCCTTGAAGAAAGTTTTCTTGTGGAGCCGCAGGTTGTGTGGTTTCGGATTTTACAGGTTCTTCAACCTTTTGTACAGGAGCAGGTTTTACCACATCAACAGCTTTGATTACAGGTACTTTCGCAGCAGCTGGTTTTTTCACAGCAACAACAGGGGCTTTTTTTGTAGCTGTGGGCATTATATATCGTATTTACTTTATGGATAATTATATAATCATTTGTTTATATCATTTTATACAAGCGTTTAAAAGATATTAATTATTATTAGAATGAAAGTACAAAGAATAGGTACCTATAAAACAGAATTTAAATATTTTAACAAAAATAATGAAATTAAAAATGAGAAGCAATTAGATTTTTTTAAATCTCTTAAAATACCACCAGCATACAATAATGTAACTATAACTAATGGTAAAAAAATAATTGCATATGGATATGATTCAAAAAATAGAAAACAAGTTATATATAACCCTAAATTTATATCAAAGCAGAATAGTGCTAAGTTTAAAAAAATTAAAGATTCAATAAAGTATTTTTCTAGATTAAAAAGAGAAGTAAAAAAAGATATTAGTAGTAATAGTATAAATAAATTTTGTGCAATAATAATAACCCTAATATTAGATTGTGGTTTTAGAATAGGTAATAAAAAATATGAAATAAATAATAATTCATATGGATTAACAACTTTAAAAAAGAAACATATATTTATTGAAAATAATTTTATTAAAATAGATTTTATTGGTAAAAAAAAGGTTAGAAACACAGCAATATGTAAAAGCAAAGATATATATAATTTCTTATTTGATAGATTAGATAATATCGGAGATGAAGAATATATATTTAAATATAATGATAAATGTATTACATCAAATGATGTAAATAAATATTTATATAATTTTTATAAAAAATTTAATTTAAAAATAACAACTAAGGATTTGCGAACTTTAAATGCCAATACTTTATTTATGAAATTCTTTAAATTAAATATTAATTCTGAAAATCCGATAAAAAAATCTATTGAAGATACAGCAATAAAATTACATAATACTTACGCAGTGTGTAAGAAAAACTACATTGACCCTGAAATTATTAAAATGGCAGAAAGTCAATTAAATAAAAAATAAAAATTGATTTTTTTATATACTATAATATAAGATTAAACTTTATTATAATATAAAATGGATATCGCAAGTATTATCAATAATATCAAGGAAATGTTAGTGGAACGCGGAGATGATATATCTCTATTTGAAGAACATGAACTTTCCGTTGATAAAGAAGAATATGAAAATGATAGAAATATAATAGAATTTCAAACATCAAAAACAACAATTATATTTGCTCTAACAAAAAAATTGAGAAAATATGTGATGGATGAATTAAAGAATTATGAAGGCAATATTAATAATTTCATTACTAAATATGGTAATAAGAAAAACGTTATATTGATATTTAATAATGATACCATATCACAACCTGTTATTACCCAATTAAACAAATATGATAAATTGTTTCATAAAAATGATGGTCAATTGCAATATTTTCATGCTCAACAAATAATGTTTAATCCAACGAAACACGAATATGTACCTAAACATATTAAATTAAGTGAAAACGAAGCTGTTGAATTTATGAAAGAATATATGATTAAAAGTAAGTTATATATGCCTGTTATATTACATAATGATCCAATCGCAAAGTGGCTTGGATTAAAACAAGGAGATATTGTTAAAATTATTAGATATAATGAAAATAGCGGTGTTTCTTTTTACTACAGATCCTGTTTTTAAATAAATATATATATTATTATAGAAGATAATATAACATAATATGAGTATGAATGTTCATAATGTTAAATATAATGAAGTCAATAAATTATTAAGTAATATTTATAGCAAATACATTAATATTAATAATTTAGCTGATGAAAGAACTCCATTTATAAAAGAAACGTTAAAAAAAATAAATGCTGGAGATATTCAAGATGTTGATTTTGGTTTTTTAGATAATAATTACAATATTGATAAAACCTCTTTTACAAAGTTAATTAATGAAATTATATATTGTAAACTAGGTAATATTAATGTTGATAAAAGTAATAATGTTGATAATACAAATAAAACTAAAGGTTATTTAAAATTTGTTAGTAGTGGTAATAAAACTGAAAAAGGAATAGTTAATATAGTTAAAAATAATGACGTTACTAATAATATTATTTCTAGTATGCATTTAGTTAATGTTTTTATTGATATACTAGAAGCTTATAATTCTTTTTTAAACGAAATAGCAAATTTAGAACATTTTAATAAGAAGATAAATAATATTATTATTGTAAATAAAAAAGCAAGAAATTCATCTTATTATGGTAAAGATGATGCTAATTATGGTTATTGGATAGATTCAGGAAAAAAAGATTTTAAACCTGTTATATCATCATTATATTTATCTATAAACTCTTATTCTGGTGATATTTATACAAATAAATTATTTCACGATTTTATAGTTGATTATGATGCTACAATTGGTGCTGTGTCAAATTCACAATATAATTACACTAATGAAATTGATGATGTAAAAAAAGGTTTATTTAAATCTGGATTAATTCAAAATAAAGCAGGTTCTGAAACTAATATAATAACAGGTATTGTAATAAATATTCCACCCGATGGTAGACCTGTGATTAAAAAAGATAAAAACTTAGTAAACCCCGAAGATGATATAGTATTAAACGATATTCTTAATACTAATATTAATAATACTACTTTACATGAAGCATTACTTGAACGTAATAAAAGATTATTAAAAGATTTTTTAAATTTAATTATTAATTTTGATTTGGTAAATAGAAGAACACAAATTAAAGGATTACTAACATATTTTAAAGTTATTAAAGAATATTTTTACATAGCATTAACATCTGGAAATTTATTATTTAATAGTTACTTTAATAAAATTGATTTAAATAATTCAACTGGTGAAGTACTTCCAGAAGATATGACTAGTATTGATAGTGAAGATGATGGATTTGCTATAAAATATTTAGATAATTCACAAATTGAAGAAATAGTAAACAAAATATATACTGATGGAACTAATGCTAATATCAAAATTCCAAAACCATCTCCAAGTATAGGAACTTATCAGGATTCTATTTTTGGCACTGCAAAATTGGATAATGATAATATATATATGAATAAAATAATTGAACATTTATCAGAATTACAAGAATTAGGTGCTAAATCAGCAAATATATCAAATGCTACAAAACAAGATATATCTGACAAAGGTTTTGTTGCAATAGTTGAAAATAGCACTACTATCAAAATTAAATCAAGAGTAGACCTGCTTAATAAATTATTAGATGGTGAATCTGCTATTGTAAAATCAACTCTAAAATTATCAGATGTTACTAATATATTATTACCAGATGGAGAGTATGTAAAAGATACTCTTATTACTGGCGACGATTCATTTAAATTAGATAATTTAACAAATAGCGATAGTGAATTGCCTATAAATGTTAAAAGATTTATAGATAATTTAGATAGTAATAATTTATCAAAAAATTATATTATAAGTATAAATAATACAACTTTTCCAATCAAAGAAATTATAGCAAAAAAAAATAAAACTGATGTTGAATTTTTAATAAGTGCAAGATTATTATATCCAACGCAGAAATCAGACGATTTAAAAGATATTCCTGTATTAACATTGCCATATAATAAAATAACATTATTTGATGATAAATATGCTTATTTGGGTTCAAATCCTTCTTCACCAGAAAGATATTTTTCTTCATTAGAAGATGCTAAAGGTAAAAGTATATTGTTTCATTATTTTAAATTAGGGTCTGTGGATTATGGCGTTGATAATAAAGTAACTTTAACAATAAAAAAACCACTTGATTATAAATCGGGATATGTTAATAATTTAGAAGCAATAAAAACTATTAATTATGATATAAAATCTAATGAATCCAGAATTAAAAATGCTAAAACATTATTTGATTTAAATAAATCAAAATATAATGTTTTATATTATCAATTAATTTCATATATTGTAATATTAGCCGGTATTATCTTTACTTTAATATTAACAAATACAATGAACATGGATAAACCAGTTACTAAATTAGTAGCTAGTGTATGTTTTGGTATTGTAGTATTGCAATTTGTTACATATTATATATTAAGTGTATTATATATTGAAGCATTTACATTAGATAATGTTGTTGAAAAATTTTCTCAAACATATCCTTATCCTAATATAGTTAGTGGTTCTACTATGGAATTTACATCAGATTCTAATAATAAATATCCAGAGCGAAAAGTAGAGTTTGTTCAAAATCAATTAATATTATTAAATAATAAAATTATTCATGCATTAGAATTAGCTAATGTTGGTGTTGGACAAGCAAGTTCTTCTGATGCGTATACTAAATTATTAAATATTACAGAATTTGAAAGAGTATCGAGAGGTAATATAAGCAATATTTTAGCTTTACAAAATGATGGTTCAAAAATGCATATTGACTTGCTTAAATATAGTACAAATGTACATTCTATAAATATTAAAACTGTTTTAATGTTATCACTTGCTATTGTAGGATTATTTACAATTAATGTTTATACGGATGGTAAATATATGGAAAAATTAGCATTTGTTGGTGGATTTATATTAATAATTATATTAGCATATTATTTAATATATTCTAACTCAGTTGTTAGAACAAGTTCAAATAATTTTTATTGGGGAAAAGAACATAAGTCAATTTATACTAATTTTTAATTATTTTATTTTTATTTAAACATATAAATTATATATATATATTATAAATGTACAATGACTACGGACGATAATTCAAGTTCAAATAGTGAAAAAACAACAGAAGAATCTAGTGAAAATTCAGAAAATAATTCTGATAAGGATCCAACATATAATAATGATGATGATAATAATGATGATGAAGATGATGATGAAGATGATGATGAAGATAATTATGATGACGAAGATAATAAAAATGAAATAATACAAAATACAAGTATACCAAGTGGTGGGTTTTTTAATAAGCATAATGAGGAAGATAATTTCAACAGAAAGCAAAAAATTTTTTTAATATTAAATCCTCCACAGAAAACAGCAAATAAAAAAATACAAAAGAAAAAATATGATTTTTATCATAAATATACAATGATTGAAAAAAATTATTTTGATAATTTATCTGACGAAGATAAAGATAAAATTAAACTAAAAGAAGATTCTATAAATGACGAATTAATATCAGATATGCCAATGAGGTTTAGAATTCTCAATTTAAATATTAATGAAAAAACTAAAAAGAATATAATAGCAAAAATAGATAGTTTCAATAATATGTCACCATGTTCAAGTGAATATAATAAATTAAATAATTGGTTACATGCTTTAAATAATATTCCATTTAATAATTACTACGAAATACCAATTAAAATAAGTGATGGTAATGATAAAATATGCGATTTTTTAAATGGTATTAGACAAAAAATGGAAGATACCGTATATGGACACAAAGATGCAAAAGAACAAATTATAAGAGTTTTAGCTCAACTAGTATCATTTCCAAAAGCAAATGGATATATTATTGGAATACAAGGTAGTGCTGGTGTAGGTAAAACCAAACTAATTAAAGAAGGTATATGTAATGCTTTAAATTATCCAAATGCTTTTATATCACTTGGAGGTACAGATGATTCATCTTTTTTAAGAGGTCATTCATATACTTATGAAGGAGCAACTTATGGAAAAATTTGTGAATCACTTATGAAAACAGGTATAATGAATCCCCTATTTTTATTTGACGAACTTGACAAAGTTTCTAATACATATAGAGGTCAAGAAATAATAAATACATTAATTCATATAACAGACCCAGTACAAAATGATAAATACAATGACAGATACTTTGAAGAAATAGATTTTGATATTTCGCGTTCAATGATTATATTTACATATAATGATGAAGAACTTATTAACCCTATTTTAAAAGATAGAATGATTGTAATTAATGTTCCAGGATATTCCAATGAAGAAAAATTAGTTTTAGCGCAAGATTATATAGTTCCTGAAATTTTAAAACAATATAATTTAGAGATTGGCGATATAATATTTAATAGTAAATTATTAAAACATATAATTTGCAATGTTCAAAAAGAAGATGGTGTTAGAAATTTAAAAAGAGCAATTAATAACATAATTTCATGGGTAAATATGATGCGTTACGTACCAACAGATTCAGTTAAAATAACTTTACCATATGTTGTTACAATTGACTTTTATGATAAATATTGTAAATATAATAATAATAGTGATTATGATAAAAATATGTATCATTTATATTTATAGTATATAGTTAGAAAATGTCTAAGTTTTTATTTTATGGATGTTGGAACAATATCAATTGTGAAAAAGAGTATATTTATCGCGATTTAGTATTAAATTATATTAATAAAAAAGAAGAAAATATATCAACATTTTTCATTGCAGGAGACAATTGGTATTCTACAAAAGTAACAAAAGTAAGTGAAAGTTCTACAAATCTTATACAATATTATCTATTGAGTATTCTTAAAACAGGATATGATAAATTATATCAATTAAATAAAACTTTCCATATAGCTGTTGGTAATCACGATGAACACGATGATGGAAATTACGAACCTTTAAAAGCTAAATGTATGATTAAAACTCAAAAGAAATATATTGATAAATTAAATGAAAAGGTATTTGATAGTAGTGTAAGTAAAGATTATGATAAAACAGCACCAAAATATAGTAAAATTTTATCATCAAATGATGATTTAAGTAGCACTTTATTTGTTAATAATGATATGGATAGTTTTAATACTACATTAGAAGAATTAAGTGAATTGCAAAAATTAGATATTCACGATAATATTATGAATATATATGTTGATGAAATTGGTATAGTTGATAATGATAAATATATTGTTATCATAATAAATACTAATAAATTAAATGATCCAAAATATATTACAGCTATAAAAAAAAAATTCAATAATGTAAAGAATATTAAAGCAGATAAACAAGTTTTTGTAATGGGACATATTCCATTATTTGCCATAAAAAAAAATAAAATAAAGGATAAAAATGAATTATTTGGAAAAAGAGATAATTTATTTAATTTATTAAGTGATTTTAATTATATTTATCTTTGTGCTGATGCACATTATTTTAGTATTATGGAAATAAAAAAAGATAAAAAGAAAGTAATACAAATTACATCTGGAACTGGTGGTGCAGACCCTGATATAAATAATGAAGTTTTTAATATAAAAAATTATATTAAATATGATGAATACAATATTGAGTACTTTTTACTAAATTCATACGGATATAGTACAATACGTATTTATAAATATAAAATTATAATAATTTATAAGCAAGTATTTTTAGTAGATAATTCTCATACGAGTGGTAATACATATATATATTATATACATAGAGGATACGAAAATGATGTAAATGATGTAAAATTTGAAAAACAATCAAAAATTAAAAAAAAGCTATCTAAATTAGCATTTGAAATATATAAATATGATAAGAGTCTAACTTGTAAACATATTAGTAAACAAATACAAAATATAGAAGATAATGTTGTAACATCACAAGATAAAAACAAGTATTGTTTTAAAAAAATAAAATAGATTAATAATAAGTATGATTATTTTAACTATTATATCAATTATAATATTTGTTATAATTTATTATTATTTATTTTTAACAAATACTGAAAAATATGTAAATAATTTAAACAATGATGTATATTTTATGATGAAATATGAAACTAGTGAATTTATGCGAAAGGACAAAGATAACTATGTTAATAACATGTCTGATATGGATTTACATGCAAGAAAAGTTAAAAGTAAGATAGACTATATCAATAATATTGTTAAGTGCGTTTGTGATATTACAGATAAAGAAAAAGATTTATTAATGAAATGTTGTAGAAATGCAGATAATTATTTAGAAAATTGCAATATATATAGTAAATATATTAATTATAAAGATTTAGTTAACATTAAATGGGTTGTTGCATGTACATATAAAAATCAAAATCTACAATATGAAGAGGGATTGCCACATACAAGAGAAAATATTATATTTATATCTAAAAGTGTTTTAAATTATAGTGAAACTGATTTAACTAATACCATGATACATGAAAAAATTCATATTTATCAAAGATATAATAAAGATGTTTTTGACAAATTGATATATACCAATGGATATAAAAAAATAGATTATAATAATAAATTTATAAGATCTAATCCAGATACAAACAATGATATATATTTAGATAATAAAACAAAAAATATAATGGTGTGTCTTTATAGAAATAGTAAACCAAATAGCATTAATGATGTAATTATGAAAAACTTTTCACTTGAACATCCTTATGAAAAATATGCATACGAAATTGCCAATAATTATTATAAAGATACTAAATATAAAAATATATAATATTTATATTTATAATTAATACAGTATATGAACGAATTACTTAAACAAGCACCTGATAATATTAGTAAAGAAGAAATAGAAAGTATTTATTTAAGAAATAATAAGAATGTATTAGATACCCTGACAGAATTATGGAAAATACCTGTTAAAAATGTACAAAAAACAGAAAATGAAAAGAAATGGCAAGAAATTAGAGAAATATATGATGATATTGATACCGAAATGTATAAAGCATTGCGGGCACAAAAAAAATAATATATTCTAATATTAAATATGTTCCGGGGAGATTTGGGTGTGAATAATATAAATGGTATACCTGTTATGAGTTTTTCTAATTTAAATAAAATTATAAGTAACCAATATCCAAGTTATCGTGATAAAGAAAGTTATATTAGTTTAGCTAGATTAGCAGCAGGAGGTTCAATGTCTCCATATACTTTTGGAAATGGATTATACAAGAATTTTAATTCTTCTATTTATGGCGACGATAAATATGAAGAACGTGAAAAAATTGTTTCCCCACCAACATACGAAAATAAAACAAATTTACCTATTAAAAATATATAAAAGTATAAATATAATATATATATTGTGAAATGATGAAAATTGTTAATCTAATGCTTTTGTACATTTGTTATGCAAATGCTTTTATTCCTTCAACTAATGTATTGAATAAAATTAATGTAGCAAACTCAAATATATGCTCTTCTAAAAAAATTATTTATAATGCGGTATCATTGTTAAGAGCATCTATTCATAATGACAAACAAAAAAAATGGGAACCACCAGTGGGATATATACCAGAAAGTCAAAAAAAATGGAAAACACTGGTTAGCTATACTCCAAAAAAAAAAATTGTTGATATTATTGATAAAGATATTGAAGATTTATTTGATGAAGACGCTTTATTTACAGACATTAGCAGAGAAACAAAGTACATCAATAATAAATTTGATAAACTACTTAATGATATTGAACACATGAAATATACTGTTGAAAATATAAAAAAACACAATAATATTATTCATACTAAATCGGAATACTATAACATTGATTAAATTATTTTTATTATATAAAACTTAAAAGTATTTTTTATTAAAAGAATGAAATTATTATTATTATTATTATTGTATATTATAAATATTTCTAATGCATTTAGTGTGAGTTTTCCAATATTAAGAAAAAATAAAGCAGTAATAAGTAACATAAGGGTTAACAAATTAACATCAGAAGATAAAAAAGAGTTAAAACATTTATTTAATATTGTACCACTATTGGTATTTAAAAATCAAAAAATTAATCCAAGTGAATATTATGAATTTGTTAAATTATTTGATGAAAAACATAAGGAAGATATTTTACATCCTTGGTATACCGGAATACCAAATGTTCCACAAGTATCAATTAGAGGTAATATGTATGTTAAAGATTATTATGGTATTAAAAATAAATTTGTGGGAGATGAAAGAAATAGATTAAATTATTTTAGATATAATTATGTATGGCATCAAGATTTATTAGGGCATCAAAAATATATTACACCGGTTGTTAGTAGTATGTATAAATTAGTTACCCCAAAAAATGAAAAAATAAAAACATATTATTCAAGCTTAGAAGATGCATATGATATGATGGATATGACTTTAAAAAAAGTATTAAATAGTTATAATACTATTCATAGTGATTCATTTGAACGTAGAACAAATAGTACTTATGATTATTCAGGTTATGTTAGAAAGGATAAACAGATTATATATAGCGATGATAACGTATTTACAGAAGATCCTTTGGTTATATATTCCGATAATACTAAATATAGAAAATCTCTATTACTTAATCCTACACGTTTTTTAACATTTGATAAACTTAATTTTTATGATAGTAATGAATTATTCAGACATATTATGAAACGTTATGTTTTAAGTCGTGAAAATATGTTTTATCACGAATGGGATAAAAATGATTTAGTGATTTGGAATAATAGAAAATTAATACATTCATCAATGCCATCAGAAGAGTATAATAGTAAAGTAATACCGGATAATAGATTATTTATACAATGTTTTTTAGCTACTAATGAACCAATATATCCTGCTGGTTCTATTAATTCAAAACCAATATATACACCAAATATTGTTGATATTGGTAAGTTAAAATAAAAAATATTAATATAATAGATTTGATATATTCATCAATACAATGCCAGATAATATAGAATTATTAGTATTATTTATTATTATTATTATTTTAATTACTATCAGTTTAGTAACTCTTGTTGAATTGAAATATCATCTAGATTTAAATGATACAATACAAAATATGAATAAATATTGTTTATATAATGACAATCTCCTTGATATTTATAGTGTTGAATTAAAGAGAACTTTTATGTGGAATATTTCAAATTATCTATTTGACTTTAATCAAATAGAACAAAATTTTAAAAAAGTAGGTGAGCTTGATAAATATAAAGATAAATTTAAAGATATAGATAATTTAAATAGGGATTTAAGTATCGTAGATGGTAAATTTAATATTATGAAAGTTTATAATACATATTTACATTACAATTTGCCACTTTTTATATTTATTTGGATATATTTTATAATTCATTTAGTATACATAAAGTATTTTGCTGGTTCTGATTATAACAAATATGTTTATATATTTAATTCAACAATATTTTTATTTATTTATGTAGCAATATATACTATTTTATTTTCTATAATATTAAAAAAAATAACAGAAATATATGCAGATACAAAATGCTATGAATATATTATGATATTAAAAGAATTAGATATAATTATAAAAGAAGAAAATCCTGATAATAGTGAAATTATCAAAATTTTAAAATCCGATAATAGCAATGTTAAAGGTATAGCAGATATTGTATTAACTGATGAAATTATAAGTAGACTAACAGAAATTAAAATTAAAAATGACGAAACAGGAACATATATTGCTAATAGCAATAACTATAAAATTACATTAGAAAATATTGATAAATTTTACTTATATAATAGTAAAAACACATTAGATAGGATATTTGATGAGATAAATGATGTAACAAAATTTATGTATGTTTATATTATATTATTAATTGCTCCAATTATAATACTATCACAAGTATTAAAAGAAAACTATATATATATTGTATTTGGCTTCGTTATCATATTTTCGTGTTTAGTTACAGTATATAATATTAATAATATTTTACAATAATTCAAATACATTATAAATTATTAATCTTTTTTTCTTTATAAGGGTTAAAGTAATTTATAAACTTTTATAATGCGCATATGGATATTTATTATGTTTATTATTATGATTATAATATTTCTAAATGAACTAAAAAATTTAACATTATCATTTTTGAAAATTAATTATCTAAAAGATGTCGCAGATATCAATATACAAAAACATTGTAATTATATATATTGTGAAGCAGAAACAGGTAGGTTTAATTTAGCTAAAAATAGCTTTGATTTATTACTCCCCAATGATAATTTCAATACAAAAACATATTACCATATAATTTTATTTACAATTATATTACTATTCATTGACTTATTTTATAAATTTTGGAAATATAATGACAGATTTGTACCATATTTAAGTAATGTTGATGGAGAATATTTTATCACCTATTTGAAAGCGTTTCCATTTATATTATTATTTTTAGTAGTATTTATTCTTACAATAATGATAATAAGAAGATATGCTCCAACATCTACCAAAGGTTATAAAGCTTATTTTAATACAAATAATGATATTATACCTGACGAAGTTGATAGTTATAATATTAATGTAATATTGGAACAATCTAAAAATATTATTGTGATATTTGTGGTATTATATATAATATGTGGATTTTTTTCAGATATACCATCTATACCATACATATCAAGAATAGACGGAATTAATTACTTTTACTTTGCAATGGCATATATATTTATATTACTATTATGTTTTTACATGATGGTAAATATTATCAATATTACAATGACATTTACTGATAATGATAAGCCTAATCTAGAATATATAAATTTACCTGAAATATTAAAATCAGAAGTAGAAGAATTAAATGTATTAAGTGATGATGAAATTATTAGTTATATTAAACAAGAAGTAGATAAGTCTCTGGGTGAAATGGACGCCGATGAAAAAGCAAGTATAGAATACGTGATACATAAATATATCTCAAATATTTTTGACAATGCTGAAAATATAGATTATATTTTTAAAAACACGATACCTTTTAATGGAGCATTAATTGATAAATTAATTTTGTCGGATAGTACAGATAATAAAAAATCCATATATAAGTTTTTGGGATTAAACGATAATAGTCAAGTTGAATCGCCCGAAGCCGAAGATAAGGTTGATAACCACAAATATATTATTAATATAGTATGTAATTTAACAAAGGTATTAATAAAGAAAGATTTAGCAAACGAACATAATAAGATAAATGTTGATAAAATTGATAAAAGTGATATTGATGCCTTAACAAAATCATATAATAATTATATGAAGGAAAAAAGAAAGGTAAAACTATTTTACGGTATATCAAAATTACAAAACGATTATAATAAAAAAGAACAACTAGATAAGGACTCTGCGTATAACTTTATTGGAGAGTATAAAGTTAAGTTAGAAAAATATAAGCAAGAACTTGAAAATGAATATAATCTATATCTTGATAATCCCAAAATATTTAAAGATACATATGAAGTTGACCAAACATATACAGTAGATATATCATATAATAGTAAAAATAAGTATTATGAAAATTATTTTAAAATATCTAATGGTGAAAATATACAATTATATTACAATGTAGGCAATTATCAAATTAAAAACATGGAAGGATTACTATCATACATAATAATGTTTATTGTTATTAGTCTTGTATTACTATTAATTGTTTACAATATAACATTTTTAACAACAACATTCAATTCATATAATATTTTTACAGCAGAAGTAATATCACCATTATTTATACTATTTATATTTGTATTATTTATTTACATATTTATTAATTATAATACAAAATATAATTTACATTTTGTTAATGGTATTTTTGATAGTTCATATAAAAGGGATTTAACACATCTAAATAATAAAATTATACCATTTATTAAATTACATGATAAAAATGCCGATGAATTATCAAATGATTATTTGGACCATTATATCATAACGAATATATTTACATCGATAATTAATGGTAATTTAATTTTATATAAAATTATACCTAATATATCAATAATTGATGACCCTCTTAAAATTAAAGATAATTTTGTAGACTATGTTAATATATCCAATAGAAAAATACAATATAAATTATATAATGAAGTAGATACAAGTAATAAGGTTGATTTTGATAGTTATTATAGAAAATTATTTGATAAAACATATTATTATTTTGAAGGTAATAATGAAAAATATGATACAAATACTGATTCTCATTATATATATAATTTAGTGAAATATATTGAAACTAATAAATTAGATGATATATTAAATAAAAAAGATGATATAGATAGTTGTAATATATACATATATGAAATAATTGATAATTATAGAAATGATATAATTGATATAATATATATTTGTAAACATATATTTGATCCTAATAACTTTAAAAAGGAGATTGCTACATATAATGATAATATTAATGATGGTCATGAAAACAAATTAATGTCCTTTTTTAATTTTGAATTAACTGAAAATAAAATGGAAGCTTTACCATATAAATTTTTATTGAATTTAAATACAAAGCTTAAATATGATGAATTTTTAAAATATAAGGGTATTTTTAAAATAAGTGATAATATAGAAACTAATATAGCTAAAATTGTAGATAATTTCTTATTAATTAATTCTCACATGAAATATAATTATGAAATTATTGAAAAATATATTAATAATTTTGAGAATAAATATGAATTAAATAAATTAACAGATATTTATAAAAATATTACTAATAAGGAATCTTTCAATGAAAAAATAAATAATTTGCATAACTATGAAAACAAAAGATTATTTGGACTATTAAAAGAATCTTTATATAAAAATGATGATAATATTATTATAATTAATGATACATTTAGACCGACATATCAATATGTTGATGATAATACAAAAACGCAAATAGATAAATTGTATCAAACGCTTAAATATAATTATAATATGTTAAACAATTATAATTCAAATACAATAAATATTACAAATAATTATTTGAAAAATGTTATTAAAACAATATACAAAGAAATTAATAATGAAGATATAAAATTTACAAATGATAGTAGCGATGACTCATTTAAAATAAATATTGGTAAAAGTGACTTGGCTAAACCTGATGATACTATATTACATAAGGCTAATAATGTTGTATCGGAAAGTTTATTTATTAATTATATTACTAATATTATAATTATTATTATCATGTATAATATTGGTAATAATATATAATTAAAAATATTATAAAATATTAAAGAGACTTGTATAATATTATGTCTGAATCTAAAAATAATATTGATGGTAAATTAATAGAGTTTCAAAAACCATATTTATATAGATTAAAATCAAAAGACAAATACGATGAAGACGAAGAATATCGTTATAGATTATTGAGTAATTTATTATTTACATCTTATAATCAAAGAGATCCTGAATATTTATATTTTTTTGGTATGCTACCATGTGATTTGCTACCATCAGCTTATATACCATTAAATTATAAAAATCATATAAGAAATTTTAATAGATTAAGTAAAAATGATAAATATTCAGAAGCTGATTATAAAGAAATATTTAGTGATGATTTTGATATTAATGATAAAAAAGCTATAAAAGAAGAGCTAAAAAAATATTTAATTAATTTTGAAAGTAAAAATTCGCACTATAATTTTAATTATGTACCACTTACAATCAATTTAATAATACTATGGACAATAGTAATATTTATGATTATGTATATATCATTATATTATTATGCAGAATTATTTAACTATGTTATCGCTATAATATTAACAATATTATTGGTCGGGTCTATTATATGGAAAATGATATACACATTACAAAATTAGTAATTATTTTTATCTATAATACGAATAAGGAAGTATTAATTTTTAATCATGGTTAAAAAAGATGATAAAATGAAATTTATTACATTATTTAACAAATTACAATATGATAAACCGGTTGATGATATCTCAGTATCAGAATCATTTGCTGATTATTTAATCGATGATATCGATTTAAAAAAAATGTCTCCTGAACGTTTCAATTATTATAAAGATTTAATTGCTATTTTCAATAAACGCCCACAACTATTATATAATATTCTCAAAAAATATTACCGCTTTCAAGATTTGAAAGAAAAAGAAAAAAAACATATCAATAAACTTTCATACTATGGTGAAGGTGATGATGGATTGAGTATAAGAGAATTTCAAGAACTTTTAGGTGAAGAAGATGTTAAAAATAAAATTAAAGATATAGCAAGTAATCTTTTTACAAAAATGAGAGAAAGAGTTGAAGCTGAGATGAAAAGAAGCGGGGGTAGCAATAAAATAAATGATAAAAATGAAAAAATAAGTGGTGGATATTCTGATGAACCTGATAAACCTGATAAACCTGATAAACCTGATAAACCTGAGAAAAAACAAGATAATCCTGATGCTAATTATAAGGAATCTAAATTTAGAAATGTTTTAAAAAGAGATTATGGTATTACAAATCTCGATAATTTAAGCGTGCCGATCTATGTGCCGCCAGATGCAAATGGTGATCAAAAAGGAAGAAATGAAGATATGAAAAAACGCTATAAAACTCAAAACAAATTAATTGATATTGGTAAAAGAATTGATAAGTTTAATGAAGGTGATTTAAATAAAACTATTATTAAATCAGATATAAAAAACTTTGAGAATGATCCAGATAATCCATTGAAAGAGCTTGAAATAACATTTGATGATAGATTAGTTTTTATATTTTCAACTTTTTTTATAAGATATATTACATTAGTATTGGTTAAATGGTCTATAGATATAAATATTATTAAAACATTTGAAGAAGGATTTTATTACTATGCTGCTATATATTTAACTATTTTTTGGTTTATTGTATTATTTGTAAATATTGATAATTCAACACAAGTTGATTATATGAATTTTGATGATTTTATGAATAGTATTCGCTCGGTATTTTACTATTACTATATGGGAACAAATGGTATAACAAGATTATTTATACATTCAGCTTTAATAGTAATACTTTTAATGATACCAGTTATATTAAACATTAGAAAGAAAAATGACTTTGATGAAGATGAGGAAAATACTAGTAACATATTAAATTATGAAGAAAGAAAGAAACTCATAAAATCATTATCATTATTCACTATATATATATGGATATTAACAAGTATCATCGCTACTAAATTTTAATAAAAGATATATCTATTTAGTTTAGAGAGCATATAATATATGAAAGAAGAAGACAAAAGAGCTGTTGCATTAAATAGTTTAACATCAATTGGTAAAGAATATGTAACTCTTTCTGATAGTACTACCATTGGAAAAGATGTTCTTAAAGATTTAAAAAAGTTAATGGAGCTTGAATTACGTGAAAAATATAAAGTTAATAAAACTAAATGGAGAGTGATAACAGATCCTAAAAAGAAAAAAGGAGAACCATCGGGACTATCAGAAGCTTATAATGTTATAACTGGCAATGAAAAATTTATGAAAGAACTTGAAAAAAAATTTGATGAAAATAATTATAAAATAGAAAAAAAAATTGAAAAGATAGTAGAACTAAAAGCTGGTGATAAAATAGATACAGATAAATATAAAAGGGTTCAAAAAGAATTAAAAGAATTGGAAAAATTTTTTGTTATTGATATGGTTCCAGATATACCAATATCTTTCAATTCAATTGTTGAATTGAAAGGTGGTAGAACAGCAATAGTATTTGTTGGCGATAAAAAAAAAGAAGAAAAACCTGCTTATTGTGCTCCATATATTGAACTTAATAAAGATCCAAAAGAAATTGCCACTATTTTAAATGATAAAAAAGAGCTTGATAAGATTTTTAGAGAAAAAAAATTTAAATCGTTTGATGATATGGTAATATTAGACTTTTATAATGAAATTACAAAAAAATTATCAGATACCAAAGATTATCTTAGGAAAACTGACCCAGATATAAGACAGGATATTATTGATGATTTATATAATAAATTATTTACATTGTATGATATTAAAGAATATTATTTTAAAGATAGAAATAATGATAAAGAAGATATAAAAGAAAAATATATTAAACCTAAAATTAGAAAAAATAATAATTTGTCTATTGGTGGTGATAATAATAATGACGAAGTTGTAGGTGGAAGACCCAATTTTGATAATATAAAAAGTGGTATAAAAAAAGCTGTAAATTCACATGTACTTGAAGGTACAAGTAAAATTTTAAAAAATACTAAAATAAAGCCAGAAGATAGTGTAAGTAAAAAAGTAGTTAGATCAGTAGGGAAAGTAGCTTTACCTTTTGTCGCTGCTGCTGAATTAGCAGTAAAAGATATACCTAGAGCTACATTGAAAGGTGTACGAAAAGGTGTAGGAAAAACCGGTGCTGTTTTATATAAAGGTGTAAGATCAACTTTAAAAGCCACAAAAAATATAATAAAAGCTCCTGTTAAAGTAACTGAATTTGTTGTTAATAAAGCACAAGAGATACAAAAAGAAAAAAAAGAAAAAGCTGAAATGTTTTCAGAAGCAGATAAATTTTTACATATTGTAACAGATAATCTTAAAAATAAAACAAAAAATGTTATTGATAAGGAACTTAATATTGGTTTACTTAAAGATTTATCAGCATCACTAAATGAAGAAAGCATTTATAAGAAAAGTATTGAAGATTTAATTAATATTCATGATTCAATATCAGGTATTAATAGAGATAATTTACTAGAACAAGAAGAAAAAGATGCAAAAAAATATATTGGAAAAAAAAAAGAAGCATCGGGAAATTTTATTTTGAACGCTATTAATA